AATAAGCAAACAGATGCTTCTATCTCAGCAACTCGTGTGTATACCTTCTCAACCATTTGGTATTGGTTAAGTAAGGCGCAAGCTAGTTTGTAGGAATTGTAGGTAGAGTTGACAACTTTACCGTTTTCTAAGATATCCCATTTTTGTTTTGGGAATTTTGTAGATTTGATTGTGTACATTTTTATCTCCACCGTTTCTATTAAGATTGGCTTGCGCCACATTGATTAATCAATTAAAGCCAAAATTGCTTTGCGTGAGTTTAGATAATCCCTATGCTTTGCTTGCACAAATTTAAGCATAGATTCTTTATCGCTATGATTTGGATTTTCAACAAGCACATGATTTATGGAAACTGAAGAATCCATATACGCACGATAATCTTCTTGCAAATCATCTAACAATTCTTTTAAAGCATTTTTAGTAATGTTCATTTTAATCTCCACAGTTGCTATTAAGTTAATCGCTTTATTGCTGCGATGTGTAATAATGGCATATAATAAATACACGGTCAAGTATTATTTCTACAAAAAGTGAAAATAATTATGAAAATATCAGAACACCAAGAGCAGGTAGCATTAGTAAGCTGGTTTAGACTGGCTTTCCCTAAATTTAAGTTACACTTATTTTCAATTCCTAATGGCGAATATAGACATATTGCTACTGCCGTTAAACTTAAACGGTCTGGAGTGCTTGCTGGAGTGTCTGACCTTTTTCTAATGATTCCAAAAAATGGTTATCACGGTATGTGGATAGAGATGAAGGCAAAGACCGGCAGCGTATCAGATAGCCAGAAAGAGTTTATGGCAGCAGCTAGTTCAATGAACTACTTAGCTGTTGTATGCTTTGGTTTTGATGAAGCAAAGACAGCAATCACAAATTACTTGCAAGAAGGTAAAAGTTAGTTTACATTATAGGTATTGGCTTGATAAACCAATACTACAAACGGAGTATCAAATGCAATTTAATTCTATTAGTTTTTATTCAATAGCGGAGTCGGTAACTACTTCGTTGGCTTCCGTGCGTGGTTTTTACTTGTTGGACTTATCATCCAGCCCGCTACTGAATAGGAACTAATATGAAGCGAAAAAGCATATCTAAAAAATTAAGATTTGAAATTTTTAAGCGTGACCAGTTTGTATGTCAATACTGTGGCTCACACCCACCATCAGTAATTCTTCATGTTGACCATATTATTCCCGTTAAAGAAGGCGGTGAAAATGATATGGATAACTTAATTACGTCTTGTGCAACTTGTAACCTTGGTAAATCTGCAAATTTATTGACAAGTATTCCATTAAGTTTAAAAGAAAAATCTGAATTAGTTAAAGAGTCTGAAGCGCAAATAAAAGCCTATTCAAAAGTAATGCAAGACAAAAAAGATAGACTTGATTATGAAATGTGGAAAGTTGCAGCCACAATTGAAGGCGCAGATTATATTAAACAATATAACAGAGCAGATTTAAAAACAATTGAGGTATTTTTACAAAGACTTGAGTTTAATGATGTTATTGATGCTGCAGAACTTGCATATAGCAGGTTTGTAAATGACGATTACAGTAAATTCAAATACTTTTGCGGAATATGTTGGAATAGAATTAAAGGAGATAATCATGGCTAGAGCAAGAAACATTAAGCCAGCATTTTTTCAGAATGAAGACTTAGCTGAGTTAAAACCAATTGAAAGATTAGCTTTTATAGCAATGTGGACTGTTGCTGATTATAGAGGTTGCATAGAGTATCGTGCTAAACGCTTAAAAGTTCAATTATTACCTTACGACAATTGTGATATTGATACAATCGTTACAAATCTTGAGCAGTCACGATTTATCACGACTTATAATGTCAATGGACAGAACTACATCAAAATACTTAATTTTGAGAAACATCAGAACCCACATCCTAACGAGAAGAAAGCTGGTAGCACAATTCCTGATATTGGTGAAAGTAATAGTAATATCAATGAGTTACAAATTATCGTGACAAATCACGACAAAGACGGAACTAATCGTGCTGATTCCCTCATCCCTATTACTGATTCCCCATTACCTATAACAAACACAGAAGTACTTGAGGATTATTTTGAAGACTTCTGGTACAAGTACCCAAAGAAAGTAGGAAAAGAAGCTGCACGTAAGGCATGGAACAAAGCAAACCCTGACATAATAAAAGTAATTGATGCTATTAACTGGCAACGAGAAACCAAACAATGGCAAGCAGAGGATGGTAAGTACATACCAAACCCAGCTACTTACTTAAACCAAGGTCGCTGGATGGATGAAGCACCTGTACAAGAATCACCATTTTAGGAGTTATCATGATTGAAACTGACAAAAAAGCATTTAAAGACATGGTAAACGCAGTCTTTACTATTTACGGAAAGCCACTACCAGAGAAAGAGATGCTGAGGATCTGGTGGCATAAGCTAGAACGATATGATTTTAGCGCAGTAGGTCGTGCATTTGATAAGTGGACAGACACACCAAACAAGCTACCACAACCTGCCGACATAGTTCAGATGTGTAAGCCTAGAGAGTCTGAATATCATGCGTTACCAGCTCCAGTTAGCTACGCAGAGAACAAAGCTAATGTTGATAAACTAAATAAGTTTATTGCAGAAAAGCTAAAGCCTAAGACTGACTTTCATGCCTGGGCTAAACGCATATTAAAGACTCCGCAAAACTTTCCGGAAATGTCAGTAGAGGCTGCTCGTAAATTGCTAGGTGAAAACTATGAAGTGGCTTGAACAAGACAAATACCATATTAGTTCTGGATCGTGGACTATAGCCAAATACTTTTCACCTATCGGAGTTAAGTATGGTCTTAGCAAGATGAACAAAAATCTTGGTTATTACGATACTTTAGAGAAAGCTAAACGAAATGCTAAAGATTAGTTGCATATTTTATACAGCGTGATATATAATAAATCATCAACGACAGAAAGGTTTATTAATGACACACACAGAGTTAAAAGAACTACGCAGTAAAACGGGTTTATCACAAAAAGAGTTTGGCACTAAGTTGTTTAAGACTAGGGATAGCATTGCCAAGTACGAATCCGGCAAGTTTACGATCCCTGCCTACATGGACATTTTAGTAAAGGCTGTGTTTAGTGACTGAGATTACATGTAATGAATTTATAAGGCGCATGAAGGCTGCTGGGTTCACAGGTAAGTTTCGTGCAACAGATGGTACTAGGGTAATAACTGGTGAAATAAAGCAAGACTCAACAATAGAAACTGTGAAAGTTAAGACTTCTACGGAGTCAAGACAAAAAATAAAGGATTTATTCAAGAATGGAAATTAAACAATTTAATATTAGCAATAGTAACTTGCCTTACTTGTTTGAAAAGATTAAGGCATTAGATTTATCACAGGGTTATGTGGCTAACGTAACGATCAAGTCACACACACGTAACCTAGAACAAAACTCACGCTTATGGAAGCTATATGGTGCGCTTGGCGAGTATATTGGCGAGTCACCAGATAAGGTTCATGAACTTATGGGCTGGAAGTTCCTACGAAGTCAGTCTGTAGTCAATGGCGAAACAATTGAAGTAATTAAGAGTACGACCAAGCTATCTACAGCAGAGATGGCTGATTACCAACGTCATGTTGAAATATGGGCTGGTAGTATTGGATTTGTATTTAATGAGAACATATAATGAACTATTTAAGCGTATGTAGTGGAATAGAAGCAGCAACAGTAGCCTGGCATGACATGGGATGGAATCCAGTTGGATTTTCAGAGATTGAGAAGTTTCCAAGTCAATTGCTAGAACATCATTATCCAAATGTTACTAATTATGGTGACATGACAAAATTTAAGGAGTGGAATATAAATGAACCAGTCAACCTTTTGGTCGGAGGAACACCTTGCCAATCATTTTCCGTTGCCGGACTCAGAAAAGGTTTGGCAGACCCTCGTGGAAACCTCATGCTTACCTACCTCGCAATGGCTGACCACTTTAAACCCAAATGGCTTTTATGGGAGAACGTACCAGGAGTACTCTCTAGTAACGGAGGACATGACTTCGCAGCCTTACTTCAAGGGATGGCTGAATGCGGGTATGGGGTCGCCTACAGGGTTCTTGACGCTCAACATTTCGGAGTGCCACAAAGACGCAGACGTGTGTTCGTTGTCGGATGTCTTGGAGATTGGCGAAGTGCTGCCAAAGTACTTTTTGAGTCCGAAAGCCTGTGTGGGGATATTACGCCGAGCAGAAGTAAGGGGCAAGAAATTGCCAATTGCCTTACAAAAAGCCCTGCAAGCCACAGCAGCTACAATCCAGCAAGAAGTGAAGGAAACGCTGTAATTGCACCATACAATACAGCCGGGACATTACTAGCTAGAGATTACAAAGGTATTGATAGTTATGATTATACTAAGATGGCAATAGCCCATGCTTTTAAAGTTCGTGGTGGATGTTCTGGTGGAGGTAAAGGTTATTTGGGTAGTGATAACACAGCCTTTACTTTAAGCACAACACAGGATCAACAAATTGCTGTAGCGTGTGATATGTATAATGGAACTGTTCAAGGAGAAGTTTCAACTACAATAACAACAACAGGTGGAGGTGTTTCTTCCGGTCCATCAGTTATGCAAAGTATGCGTGTTCGTAGACTAACTCCTATGGAATGTGAACGATTACAAGGATTCCCGGATAACTACACTAACACACCTACATCAAGCGATAGCACACGATACAAAGCATTGGGAAACTCAATGGCTGTGCCTGTAATGAAATGGATTGGTAATAGGATTAACAATGTCTAAAATCACACAATCAGCTAAAGGCGAGAACTGCACGGTCAGAATTATTGGCTACTGCAATGGCAATCCAGAAACAACCGTTTTGGCACATTTAAGCGGTATAAGGTATGGGCATGGTACTGCAAAAAAGGTTAACGACCTACATGGTGCGTATTGTTGCTCTGGATGCCATGATGCGATAGATGGTAGGGTAAGAACTAACCATACTAGAGATGAATTAAAGTTATCGCACCTAGAGGGTGTTATTGAAACGCAACTAAGATTAATTGAGAAAGGTTTAATATGATTGTCTTTCGTAAGAAGGTAGATGCATGGGTAGTAACAGCTAGGGATTCAGACTGTCAAATTATCCACATAGGAAATTATCAGACCCAAGAAGAAGCCAAGGAAGCAGAACAAGCATTTAGAGAAAAAAGAATAGCAGAATCCTATGCAAAACAAGAAGCAAAGCTAGACAAATTGGCAAAAGAGATGGTTGCTAGATATAACGTCTACCTAGAATTTTGCGTACTGCCTAAGACTTTAACAGACATGAAGCAACAATTAGATGCCGATAAGAATACTGCATCCAACACGATTAAGAGTTTAATGGCTAGAGGCTTTATGAAAAGTATTGTTGTTAGCGACACCGGCACACGTAAATACTACAGCTTTGTCACTACCAAACTAATGAATTACGATGATGCGCTAGAGTATGTATCACCTAAAAAATATAAAACTAAAGTTAGCGAAAATACACCAACAATTGAAGGTGCTAGGGTAATTAATTTTGATGATAGGAAATTAAGTAGCTTATATATGAATCAACGTGCAATAGACAGGGCTAATATGAAATCACCTAAGAACCACGTAAGCGGATCAACAATGTCAGCGAGTGACTGGTAATGAGCGTACTAGACATCCAACACGGTGGCAATCACTACAAGGGCTTTGCAATACAGCCAGCAGAGTTTTGCTATTACAATAACATTCCGTACCTAGAAGCTACTGCAATCAAGTACCTTTGTCGGCATAGGAATAAGAACGGTCTTGAGGACTTAAAGAAGGCAATGCATTTTATTGAGATGCTAATAGAGTTTGAGTACTCTCAAGAACCCAGCCATGAAGACATTATGAAAAATGTAACTCCATAACTGGGTATATACAACGTATATACTATCGTGTCATTATATAAGCGGTTACTTCAAAGCCATAGCGCATTTCACTTACTGCTGGAGATGTCCACATGATTAGATTCCTTTGTTTTATGTACACGTCATTGTGTATATGTACGAATTATGCTCTTTTTTAGACACGTTACCATAGTTAAAACCATTAAAAGTGATATATTGACCACGATTGATTAGTATGGTAAAGTCACGTAACGATTTATAGTAGTGCGAGTCTGCATTACTCTTTTATTCCAGCGACTGTACATCGCTAGAAAGTAACCATTGCCCCTCAGACGTGATAGGGTAGACTCCGAGGTAGTCTAGTTGCGAGAACCTCCTACTTTTTAAGGGAATAACTATGGCAAGAGGTTTGTTAGACACAAAAACTACTATTGGCACAGCCAAAGAGATTGCTGACAACACCAAGAATGCCATTGATAATT